TCAGGAAGATACCGGGTCGTCTGAATGCGAAGCAGGTTCCGAGGGGCGTGCCAGACTCGGGATCCCAGAGCACGCCGACAGCTTTCTCAGGAACTCGTCCCTGCCCATGCCCCACGGCTGGTGGATCGTCAGGTCGTCGAAGGTCTCTGTCCATTCCCGCTCCGCAGAAGGCATCAGATCGTCTTCCCTGACCGTAATATCCGTTTCAGCCATGTCAAGCCTCCAACAGGCAAATGCCTGTTCTCCAAGGATTATCCACAGCCTCTCCACGGCTTGTCAACCGTGTGTACCGGCTCGGGACCGACCATCTCCTCTGCGTCGAACGCACGCGGCGGACGGTCCTGGTGCCGCCGAACTACGATTCCTCGGACTAGCGACCTGCGGGCCGGCGCGGCCCGTCGACGATGCGCCGGACTTGGCGCACGGAGAGGCGGTGCCTGCGCGCGACCTCGCGGTAGTTGCCGCCGTTGAACTCCTCGCGGATAGCCCGGTTGCGGATCGGCCGGTCGGCGGCCTCGCGGAGGCGGTGGACGCTGGGCACGTCGATCGGCCCCAGCGGGTGCAGCTCCTCGCACAACGCCTCCATGAGCATCCACGCGCGCTCCTCGGTGTCGACGACGGCGGCCGCCCACTCGGCGGAGTCCATGGTGCGCATGATGGCGTCCGCCATCGCGACGGCGGCTCGGGGCGGCGGTGCGGAGGACTCGGGCACGGGGTGAAGCCTATCCCATGGGCGTGTCCGGCGCGAGCCCGCCGGTTGACACGACCGCGGGAACCACGTCACCCCGGGACGGACACCATTGGCGTCGCCGGCGGAATCCACCCGCGAGACGAAACGAACCATCGGGCCGCGGCGGATCCGCCGGAGCACGCCACTCCAACGGAGGAGATCTCCATGATGAACACCATCCGAACCTTCATCCTCGCCGTCGCCGCGCTGTGCGCCGCAGCGGTCCACGCCACCGAGGGTACGCACGTGCCCGTCGACGATCTGAAGCGGCTGCTGGCGGAGGGCGTCGTCCACGCGACGTCGACGACCGTGCGCGAAGTCGAGGTCGTCCGCGAGGTCGAGGTCGAGCGGGAAGTCGAGGTCGAGCGCGACGCGCCGACCATCGCCGCCGGCTTCGGATTCGAGAACGGCCAATGCGGCCGTTCCGAAGTCAACGGCTTCGTGAACGCCGACAGCGACTCCGCCGACCTGCCCTGGCACTTCAACGTCTCCGTCGGTCCCAACGGCAGCTGCACCGGCCAGGGCGTCGGCGTCGACGCCAAGGCGGCCAGGCGCTTCGCCCTGAATGATCGGTTCTACGGCGTCCTGACCGGCGGCTACGACAGGACCACGCTGGCCTTCGAGTACCTGGGGTGCCCTGAGGGATTCAAGTGCTTCCGGGGCGTGGCGATCGAATCCGTCGAGGCGTCCCTGGGCATCGGCGTGCGCGTCGGCCTGGACGCCGATGGCGAGGGCGGCTGGCACATCGCCGCCAAGTACAACGCCGTCGAGGCGCCCCTCGACAACGGCGAGGACGCGCCCGTCGACAACCTCTTTCCCGTGTCCCTCTCCGCCAGCGGCGAACTGTTCGGCGCCGAGATCGACCTCACCCTGATGGATCTCGGAATCGTCGAGTTCGACGCGACGCTGGAGCGCGGCGACATGCAGCTGGGCGTCTCGCTGATGCACAACGCGCACCGGCTCGACAACGGGGCGCCGCTGACGCTGAACGGCCTGTCGCGGGCCGGCGGCCCCAATCCGGCGTACTCGGTCCGGGTCGGCTGGACGTTCTGACGATGGAGCTGCCCCAACCTCCCTCCTGGATCACGCCGATCCGCGTCTCGCTGCTGTGCGTCGCGTTCGTGATCCTCGCCATCGTGTGGATGAGCTACGGCTACACCGCCGGCACGATCGAGACGGGCCTCGCCCTGCTGGCGTCGCCGGACGCGTCGGAGATCAAGGACGGCGTGATCCAGCTGCTCACCGCCGTCGTCCAGAACATGGTCGCGCTCACCGCGGTGGGCGGACTGATCGGCGTGGCGACCAAGCTCGTCGAGACCGGCTAGGGAGTCCGAAGGTGAAGGCGATGATCGCGATCCCGGTCTGTGTCCTGCTCGCCGGTTGCGTGCCGCCGCCGGCCGCTCCGGTGATCGTGCGCGCGGTCCCGGCACCGGCACCGGCGCCGGACTGCGACGCCCTCCGCGTCGACCACGAGTACATCGGCGCAAAGCTCGTCGAGGCCGTGCAGGCCCGGGACGGGCTGCGCGCGGGATGGGCCAGGCGCGTCGAGCCCGAACCGGAACCGACGCCGACCGCCCTCGAGGCGGCGGAGGCGCAGCTGCGGATCTGGCGCGGAGCCCTCGACGACGCCGACGCCGACGTCGCGAAGTGGCAGCGCGAGATGCGGCACGTCCGCTCGAGGATCGCCGAGCGCTGCATCGGGGACGGGGCCGGTGGGACCGACGGCTAGGGCCGCGCTCGCGGCGATCATGCTGGCGGCGGTCGCCGGCTGCCAGAGCGTTCCGCCCGGCGACTTCGAGATCGACTCGCTGGGCCAGAAGCTCGCGGTCGGCTGGGGCGTGAAGCCCGAGAAGGTGCCGCCGATCATCGACGAGCTGTCGCGGCACATCGACCTGCGCAGCTATCTCGAGTGCATGGTCGGCGAGCGCCAGGAGCCGAGGCCGGACATGGCGTCCTGCCGGAAGTGGCTCGTGGCGGGCGGCGACGGAGTCGACATGCCCGAGGGTTTCGACCCCTGGATGCCGCCGGAGTGGTTCGAGGACTGCTACGAGACCACGCGCACCAACGCGGCCACCGGTCGGAAGACCACCGGCATGTGGTGCCCGTTCGAGGACTCGTCGTGACGGAATGCGGCGGGGAGCCGGTCTGCACGGACGCGGAACGGCAGGGACTCGTCGGCCTGGTGGTCGGCGTGATCGTGCTGGTCGCGCTCGTCGGAGGGTTGACGCTCGGCGCGGTCTACCTGGGCCACAATCTACGGGGAGAAGCCCCGCCCGTGCCGCCCGCCGAAGCGGAGGCGTCGCCCCCCCCGCCTGCGGAGTACCTCGACTGATGGACGACGTGCGGCGGGAGCACAGGGAGCTGCATCCGACGGAGAAGGCCGCCGTGGCGGCGGTCAAGGATCTCGGGCAGAAACTCGCCGACATGTGCGACACGCTGGGGTCGAGCCGGGAGCTCTCGATCGCCAGGACGAGGGCGGAGGAGGCCGTCATGTGGGCGGTCAAGCACATCACCGGGCCGCGCTGATGGACTGGCCGGTATTCGTCTCGCTGTGCCTCGGAACCATCTGCGCCTGCCTGGCGTCCGCCGTCGGGTGGCTGTTCCACACGGTCGGCGCGTGCAAGGTGCACATCGCGGAGCTCCGGACCGGGCTCGAGGGAAAGCAGGACAGGGCGGAGGCGGCGGAGAAGTACGTGGACCGGCAGACGTACGTGCCGCGGATCACGATCATCGACCAGAAGCTCGACAGCCTGGCCGGGACGCTCGCCCGGGTCGACGAGCGCAGCAGGAAGTGGGACGACAAGTGACGACACCCGAACAACAGGAACTCGCGCGCAAGGAGGGCAGCCGGTGGATCGCGCTGTCGGCGATCGACGCGGGCGGCTACATGGGCGCGACCGAGGACATGATCCTGGCGGCCATCATCCCGTCCTGGGTCGGCGTGAACCGGGAATGGATGCGCGACCAGCTCGCCTATCTCGAGTCGCGCAAGCTGATCGACCTCGAACGGCACGAGATCAGGCCCTGGCGCGCGACGCTCACGCGGCACGGCAAGGACATCGTTGACTACACGGTCGACTGCGAGGCGGGGATAGCCCGGCCGCGCAAGTACTGGGGCGACGGGGGCGGCATGACGTGCCCGCGCGGTCGAAGATCAGGACCCTTCCCGACGGGATCCGGCGCGAACTCGACTCCCGCCTGATCGGCAACGGCTTCGGCGGCTACGCGGACCTCACCGACTGGCTCGCGTCCCGCGGGTTCGAGATCGGCGTCTCCAGCGTCAAGCGCTACGGATCGGACCTCGAGCGGCGGATCGAGCGCATCCGGCTGGCGAGCGAACAGGCCCAGGCGCTGGTCGACGCGGCCGGCGATACGGGCGCGCTGGCCGACGCCAGCATGCGGCTCATCCAGGAGAAGATGTGGGACGTCCTTTCGGCGTCCGATGAGGGCGACGTAAAGGCGCTGTCCGCTGCCGCCCGCGCCCTGGCGGACACGGCCCGCGCGTCCGTGACGATCCAGCAGGAGCGGCGCAAGGTGCTCGGCGAGGCGGCCGACGCCGCCGGCGCGGAGGCGCGTCGCCAGGGACTGTCGAAGGAGAGCGCGCAGATGCTGCGCGACAAGATCACGGGGCGCATTTGATCCCCCTGCCGTCGCTGCTCTCGTACCAGACCCGATGGGTCGACGACGACGCGCCGCTCAAGGTCTGCGAGAAGGGTCGCCGCATCGGCCTGTCGTGGGCCGAGGCGGCCGACGCCGTCCTGCACGCCGGCGAGGGCGGCGGCGACGTCTACTACCAGAGCTATGCGCACGACATGACGCGCGGCTTCATCGATGACTGCGCAACCTGGGCGGCCGATCTGCAGGTCGCCGCGGACGTCGTGGGCGAGACCATCCTCGACGTCGACGGCGAGAAGATCCCCGCGTTCCGGCTGCCCTTCGCGTCCGGCAGGGAGATCGTCGCGGTCACCAGCGCCCCGCGCGCGTTCCGCTCCAAGGGCCGGCCCGGCGACCGGGCGGTGCTGGACGAGGCGGCGTTCGTCGACGACCTGGGCGAGTGCCTGAAAGCGGCGCTCGCGTTCCAGACGTGGGGCGGCAGCGTGCGCGTGATCTCCACCCACAACGGCGAGGGGTCGCAATTCGCGTCCTTGGTGCGCGACATCGGCGAGGGTTCGCGGCACGGCTCGCTCCACACCATCCCGTTCCGGACGGCCGTCGACGAAGGTCTGTTCGCCGCGATCTGCCGGGAAACCGGGAGGGTCTGGACGCGCGAGGCGGAGGAGGCGTGGATCGCGGAGATCTACGCGAACTACGGCGAGGGCGCGGCGGAGGAACTCGACTGCATCCCGTCGACCGCCGGCGGCTCCTGGCTGTCGTGGGAACTCCTGCGCTCCTGCGAGCACGCCGACGCGGACCGCCCCGAACTGTACGCCGACCACCCGACCTACATCGGCAACGACATCGGCCGCCGCCGGGACCTTTGGGTCGCGTGGGTGATCGAGATCGTCGGCGGCGTCGCCTGGACGCGCGAGATCGTCGAACTGCGCAACGCCAGCTTCGCCGACCAGGACGCCGAGCTCGACCGGCTGGTCGACCGGTACCGGCCGGTGCGCATCGCCATGGACCAGACCGGAATGGGTGAGAAGCCCGTCGAGGACGCCATGCGGCGCTACGGCGAACACCGCGTCGACGGGGTCCTGCTGACCGCGCCGCGGCGGCTCGACGTCGCCACCGCGCTCAAGGAGCGCTTCGAGGACCGCACCATCCGGATCCCGGCGCGCAGGGAGGTCCGCGAGGATCTGCACTCGATCAAGAAGGAGCCGGGCACCACCGGCGCGCCGCGGCTGGTAGCCGACGACGCGCACAGGGAGTCGCATGCCGACCGCTTCTGGGCCGGCGCGCTTGCCGCGGCCGCGGCGGCGAATCCGCGCGGCGCCTACGAATACCTGCCCGCGCGGCGGTCCGGCCGCCCTCGGCGAGGCCCCGGTCCGTCGGACGCCCACCTCGACAGGCACCGCGGCGACGACGACTACCACGACGACCACCCGCGCCGCGACCGTTTCTCGCCCTACGCCGGCGAGTCGCGGCTGACCGGAGGACTGCCCTGATGGCAACGATGCGAAGGACGCGCCTGGTCGACCACCGCGGACGGCCGATCGACACCGCCGCGCTCGAGGACGAACTCGCGCGCCCCTCGGTCGGCGGCGTCCGCTCCATACTCACCACGCACCCCGCGTCGGGCGTCACCCCCGAACGTCTCGCGGAGCTCCTGCGTACCGCCGAGCAGCCCGGCGGCGCGGAACGCTATCTCGAGCTCGCCGAGGAGATGGAGGAACGCGATCTCCACTATCTGGGCGTCATCCAGACGCGCAAGCGCCAGGTGGCGCAGATCGGCGTCGTGATCGAGCCGGCGAGCGACGACGCGGCCGACGTCGACGACGCCGACCTTGTCCGCACGTTCTTCGATCGCGAGGCGGTCGAAGACGAGCTCTTCGACATCCTGGACGCCATCGGCAAGGGCTTTTCCGTCACCGAGATCGTGTGGGACATGAGCGAGAGCCAGTGGATGCCGGCGCGCCTCGAGTACCGGCTGCCGCAGTGGTTCGACTACGACCGGGACTCCGGCACCGTGCTGTCGCGGCGTCCGGACGGCGGCGGAGACTGGATGGACCTCGAACCGTGGAAGTACATCGTCCACGGATCCCGGGCCAAGTCGGGCCTCCCGATCCGCGGGGGCCTCGCGCGCATCGCCGCCTGGGCGTGGCTGTTCAAGTCGCTGACGGTCAAGGACTGGGTCCGCTTCGCCGAAGCCTACGGGATGCCGATCAGGCTGGGGAAGTACCACGCGTCGGCGTCGCCCGACGACAAGATGGTGCTCTGGCGGGCCGTGTCCAACATCGCGGCGGACGCCGCCGCCATCGTCCCCGAGGACATGGCGATCGAGTTCGTCGACGACGCCACCGTACGGGGCCGTTCCGAGATATACCGTGACCTGGTGGAGTACATCGACCGCCAGCTCTCGATCGCCGTCCTGGGGCAAACGTTGACGACCCAGGAGGGCGACAGCGGGAGCTACGCGCTGGGCCAGGTTCACAACATGGTCCGGGGCGACATCGAGCGCTCGGACGGGATACAGCTCGCCGCGACGCTGCGCCGGGATCTGGCGATCCCCATGGTGCAGCTCAACAACGGGCCGCGCGACGAGTATCCGATCGTGCGCATCGAGCGGCTGGACGCGATGGACCGCAAGGTCCTCGCGGAGACCCTGAACACACTCGTCCCCCTCGGACTCAAGGTCCGCGCCGAGGAGGTGCGGGCGCGGCTGGGGCTCGAGGCGCCGGAAGGCGACGATGAGGTGCTCGCGGCCCCCGCCGGAAGCACCTCGGCACCCGCGACGGACATGGCGCGCGCGCTTGCCCGGTTGTCCCCCGGCGAGCGGCGCGCGCTGGCGGCCACGGTCGCGGGCGGCGCGGAGGATCCCGTCGACCTCGCGGTGGCGCAGGCCGTCGACGACTGGCGTCCCCTGGTCGAGCCGATGGTCGAGCCGATCCTGGCCGCCGCGGGCGACGTGCTGGCGAGCGGCGGCACACTGTCGACGTTCAGGGAACGGCTGCCGGATCTCTTCGGCGCGATGGACGATGCCGCGATTGCGAGTCTGCTGCATCATCTGACCTTCTCGGCTGCGCTGTCCGGGCGCGGAATCCCGGACGACGATGCCGCGGCCTGAACTGCTGGACGTCCCTCCCGCCGAGGCCGTCGAGCACTTCCGCGCCAAGGGCTACCACGTTGGATTCGACTGGCGCGATACCGCCGCCGCCGAGCATCTCGCCTCGTTTACCGTCGCCAAGGCCATGCGGCTCGACATCCTCGCCGACGTCCGGGACGCCGTCGACGCAGCCATCGACGACGGCCTGACTTTTCGCCAGTTCCGGGAGCGCCTCGAGCCGACGCTGCGCCGGAAGGGGTGGTGGGGCGCGACGTCGATGGTCGATCCGCGGACCGGCGAACGCCGCGTCGTCCAGCTGGGCAGCCTGCACCGGCTCCGCACGATATTCGACACTAACATCCGCATGGCCATCGCGCGCGGACGCTGGGAACGCATCGAGCGCATGAAGGACCGGCTGCCGTACCTCCGCTACGTCGGCGTCCTAGACAGCCGCACGCGGCCCGACCACGCCCGTTGGCACGGCACCGTGCTGCCCGTCGACCACCCCTGGTGGCGAACCCACATGCCGCCCAACGGCTGGCGCTGCCGGTGTCTCGTCGTCCAGTTGGGCGAGGACGACGTGCGCCGCCACGGTGGCGTCTCGGCAGCTCCTGTCGAGATCTCGCGCCCGTGGACGAACCGCCGAACGGGAGAGACGGTCCAGGTTCCCGTCGGGATCGATCCCGGGTTCGCACACAATCCAGGCACGCTTCCCGCGGTCCGCGCCGCACGCCGCGTTTACCGCGACAAGCTCGGTGCCGCTTCCTCCGGTCTGGCCGCAACCGTCGAAGCATGGCCGCGGATGCTCGCCGACGCGATCGCGGAACTCGACGCACTCCCGCACACCCAGGCGCGGAACCGCGTCCGTGAAATGATGGGCGACGACGCGTTCCGCGCGCACGCCGCTGCACTCGTTCCCGGCGACTGGCCGGTCGCCGCCGCCGACATGTCGCTCGCCACGGCCCTGGGTACCACTGCCCGCGCGGTGCGCTTCTCCGGGTGGAACGCCGCCAAGCAGCTATACCGCCATCCGAACGTCGATGCCGCCGACTACTCCCTGGTCCAGGCCGCGCTCGACGGCGGTACCGCCTTCCTCGACGACCGCTCGCTCGTGGCGTTCCACGAGCGGGACGGCAGGTGGTGGCGGGCCGTCGTAAAGGCGACCGACGAGGAGCTCTACCTCGTCAGCCTGCACCGCGTCGAAGTGCGCCAACTCGACCGGGCCGCTCGTCGCTGGCCCACGCTGGCCCGCTGACCTGTGCTAATCTCGGTAACGAGTTCGAGCCAGACGGGTAGCTGGGCGTGGTGGCCCACGGGGACGTACCGCACCCCCGGACTCCCCTCTTGCCAATATCCGGCCTTGGTGCCGGACCGTCCGCTTGCCGGCCTAGCCCTCGGCAGTGAGTTCCCTGAGCTTTTTGATGGCCGGATGGGGCTCCTCGGGTGCTTCCGAAGAACGGGCGAGTTTCTTTCCCTCCGGTCTAAACTGGTCCATGTAGTTGGTCATGAGGCGAAACACGTCCTCATTTGGATGGCTTCGATCGCGGCTTGGCGGACGGTTTGGCGGGCTGCTTCGATTCATTGGTTTCCTCCGTCGGAGAGTTTGCATTCTCGACCATGCTACGGAACGTTGGACCATTGAGGTGCATGACCAACGGTCTTCCATATGGTAGCAGCGCCCACGACGGAAGCGACGTGGCGAGTTGTATCAAGGATTCGTTCGGCGCGGTCACGTTGTTGAACAAGGTGGCAGCTTCCTTCCGGTCAATCACGAATTCGTGGTCTGGATACTTGGACACGAGCGTGTCGATTGTGTCAGGGACCGGTCCTTTCAGGTTCTTCGCCTCGGACTCGAGGCGATTGATGTACTCGACGGCAATCTTCATGGCCCTAGAGTTCTCACCCAACTTTAGCGGGTTGACCTGGCCCATGACGGGTGCCATCACTCCGGTGACGATCGATCCCGCAACTTCCGCTGCCGTCTTGAAGGAGATGTTTCCCGTGCTCAGGTCGGTGATTTCTCGGACGAATCGGTGGAACAGGGACCAAGCCACGCCCTCGATGGAGTTGGCGGCAGAGGATTCGACCAGCCCGGATGCCCTGCTCACGAGTTCGTCCCGCCGCCGCAGCTGGATGTCCACGGGACCGAGCTCACCCCTATCGCCCAAGATCAGGTTGTGGGCCGCCACGGCAAGAAGCGTACCGGCACTCTTGCACATGGCAGGTACGAAAATGTCAATTGTCTTGTATTCCTGGAGCAGGCGCCTAGCGATCTTGTAGGCGGAATGCGGATCGCCGCCGTACGTGGAGAGGATCAGCAGGAGGCTCCCAAGGCGATTCGTTTTCGCCCGATCAAGTTCCACGTTAATCTGTTCGTCCAAGTCGGTGTCGATATGCCCGCTGCAGAGGAACGTGTCGCGGTTCTCGGCCTCGGCCAGCTCGATTGCCTTTCCGCCGGCCGGCAACAGCTCATCCAAAATGCTGGGTGTGGGCATATCCGAATCCTCTGTGTTCGGTTCGCCGTATCACAACTAGGAGGGCGGCCCCTTCGGCACATTCAAGGCGCGCCTGTCACCAAGACCCTTCCGCTTAAAGCTAACTTGGAAGGCCCGAAACTGGACCCGGCAGATTCCGAAGTCTAATCAGACCCGTCCCTCCATCGCAAGGCTCTAGGCTCTCCGCCCGACGCGGTCGAGGACCGCCGCCCGCGTACTTGATTTCCACTGACCAACGCAAACATTCTTGCGGGGCCGACCCGGCCCACTACAGCCCGCCAAGGTTCGCCTAGGCCCGCTTCCTGGCACTCCCACCCGGCGGGACGCCCGTCCCAAGATTTCCGCACGCCCCGGCTTTTGCGCCGCGCATTTCGCAGGACATTCGTCTCGGTTTTTCGCATCCCTCGAGTGAAGAATGAATACGTCGCGGCCGTGACCATCAGCGCCGCGAACGATAACGCCCAGGAAGTGGTGAAGAGGTCGCTGAATCCCAGTATGAACAGGAGTTTTCCCGTGGCCATGGCGGCGAGCGATGCTTGCAGCAAAAAACTGCCGATGGTCGCCCGGGACACGCCTGACACTCGGTTCAGCACGATCGCGGCGACGATGAACACCGGCCCGCTGACCAGCATGCCGACAGGCTCGTCGTAGTCGATCACACCGATTTTCCACAGGAAACCGATGAAGCAGGCGCAGGCGATCAGGGCGGCGATACCGACGAGCACCCGGATGTGGAGCGGCAACTCGGTTTCACCCTGGCGCGCCAGGACGAACGTCTCGAGCGTCTCCCGGTCCGGGATATGCCCGTCCCGGGCAAGCGCGTCGAGCAAAGCCGGTACGCGGGGCATGGTCGGCCGTTCAGTCATGTGCCGCCTTCAACTCCCGCGCGACGGAACGCAGGTACACCATCGCAGTGGCGAAGATGACCAAAGTCGCGACGCCAAGGCTCAACCAGGTCGCCGCGGTGTAGTCGCCAAATGCGTTGCTCAAGACCCGGTAGGCCCCCGCGTCCAGGATCAGGCAACCGGATAGGACCGTTGCGGAGACTGCCCAGGCGTCCCGCAGCAGGTGTCGGTAGACCGCGTAGAGCACGACATGGCCGATCAACCCGATGATGCCCGTCGCGAGCATCGAGGCCGTGGTGTCGTTCGTCGAGACCAGGGCTGCCGCCGGGAACCAAAGTGCATAGAGCGTGACGAGCGCCAGCAACATCCGCGTCCAGCGGGATGCCAACCAATCGACTCCGCGCAGGGCGCCCCATTCGCGCAGGGCAAGCGCCGCGCCGTTCAAGCACGCTAGGTAGCCGAAGATCAGCAGCTCCATTTCCTCGGTTGGCAAGGCAGCTTGCCGCCACCAAAGGCCCAGCGCGAAGTTGGTGACGGCCAGCCACAATACCCACTGGGGTGCGAAATTCGACATCACGCTCCAGCCGAGAATGAGCAGCGACCAAGCGGCGAACAGTTCATACGCATCGGCACCGGTCTGGTAGACCTGGCCGAAGACCGCTAGGAAAACGCCCACCAGGATGCTGGCGCCGACCATCAGCACCTGCCCGTTCGTCCTCGTCAACCCGAAGCGGCACGCACCGCCCACTGCGGCGACCATCCCGACCTGGATCGCGACGAACTTCGCGATCGGCGGAATCTGGGCCCAGTTGTACGCGAAGAAATAGACCACGCCGGAGAGCGCCAACGCGCTCCCGACGGTGAGGAACAGTCGGGATATCCACAGATTCCATTGATCGTGGGGCTTGAGGAATTCGAGCGCCGCCTGCCGGGCTGTCGCGGTTAGATAGCCGTACGCATAGAGTTCCTCGACTAGCCGACGGTTCGCTGGAACCTGATCGATTGTCATGTGAGTTTCGCCCGGGGCCGGGACATCTGGTGGTTGGCCGGTGCG